GCGGTGAAGCCCAACCATCTGCGATACGTTCGAGAATCCGTTCAGCGGTTATGCGATCAGAGAGAGTGTTAACTATCTCTGTTGGCTTGCAGTCCTTGATTAAGTCTTCAAGGATGTTCATAGCAGTGCCTTTACCAATACCCGGCGGAGCGACGAGAACGATGAACATATTCGGAAACAGTGTGTAAGTGCCGATCTCAAAATGTACATTATTCTTCATCACCGCGCCAAGCAGAGAGAAGGCACTCCATGTTATGAAGTTATCCGGCATATCAGTGTGTGGCGAGACACAATCAAAATATACCTCATGCCACGGCTTGCGTAAGACCCTGCTCATGTGTTGTGGCTTTCTTAACGCCCTCTTCTACTACCATTGTCAATTATCTTACCACATAGTTTACAAGTACGAATAAAGCAAACACGACCAACACGTTCTAGACTTGGCGTGCTTCTACTGTTCAGCCACATAGAATTTAACCAACGCCAATGTGGATGAGGGATATACTTTAACCAGCTCATACCGTCACCATCACCTTCTGCGGCTCTAACGCCGCTAGCTTATCTTTGAGTTTTTCGATTGCTGTCTTGACGCCGGAGAGAGTGTTCTCCTTTATACGAACCGTCGTTTGAAAGTCATAGCCGATCTCTGCTTCGATAGGTATCTCAACGGAGATTCCGTTATGAAACACGATGTTGCGTTTAAAGCTATCGACAACGCGAAGAAGTTGTCTAAGCACAATATCGGCGTCGTCTCTAACATCTTGCACAATCGAGTCATGCCCTTCTTGCACGATGAAACGCTCATCCACACCATAGTCACTTTCCATTTTGAGGACGGCAAACCCTGTATTGTCACCCACCGTTGATTGCGGGATATAAGCATAAGCTTCTTTGAAGAGGGTAGCGTTAGAATCATTTGGTCTCGCTCCTAAGAACTGTCTCTCACGACCGAACGGCGTGACGAGAGTGTGAGTTTTGTTGATGGTGTCTTGTACGTAGCGATGAAAGACCTTCTGTACAGAAGGATCATGCGCGGCTACCTTGGTAAGCAACGTCTTACAGTCAGCTTCAGAGAACGAGAAACCTTCCTGTGCCAACGCGTCACTCATCCTACCAGCTTTCATGTCATAATTGCTGGCGTGACGAGTTTTCTTGCCGAGATAACGCTCCATAGATTCTTTCCACTCGCCCGGAGTTTTTGCTGAGAGTGAGATGCCGAAGATAACAGAAGCAAGACGAGTGTGGCGACCGTATACGTCGGTATCATCGCGTAGCTCTTTCAACGCTTGATAATTCTCTGACAGCGCCGATACAGGCCAGTCTTCAGCACTCATCTGATCGACCATCAAAAGAATGTTTCCGGGTCGTGAGACAAGACACCGCCGATACATCGACGCTACATCGCTATGCTTCGGAAAGTTCTGAGAGTTGTTACCAAAACCGAAAGTATGTCGTCTAGAAGAACGCCGTCCAGTAAGGGTGCCGGCGACGTTATAGTTAGACAGGAAGAAAGATTCATTCCCTCTCGTGAGCAGTCGAGCGTTAAGGTAACTGGAGTTGAGCTTACCAAGCTCTCTAATCTTGAGAATTGCTCTGAGGGCAGGATCACCGCCTGGATAATTGAATTGGTTCTTCGAAAGCATCTTTTGGAGTGCGAGTTCTCCGGTGGAGTATCCTTGTTCATAGTTTCCCTCCGAGTCTTTCTTTGTGATTTTTACTACTTCGTAGCCAAGGTTTTTGAGGCCGGTTAGGAGAGCGAACTTTCCTTGTGTAGCATTGAGATTTATTGCTCCACCAGCGTTCGTTCCCTTTGGACCTTCGTCTGGTGCGTTTGCCGTGCCGACAAATACTTTCGTGCCCCATTGATTTGACGCGATAGCAAGCTGACGAGTGATTTCTGCTTTGACGATAGCTTTAGCTTCAGCAATTCTTTTTGTGTTGACACAGATACCTCGATTGCCTATGTGATAATAAGCAGCTTGCAGAGCGTGTTCGTATGAACTAGTTACTCTGTCTGTCATGCCACTCCAAATGAAGTTTTCTCGTTTCAAAAATAACTAACGCACCACATTCCTTGCAAGTCATCATAAGTGCTTTAATAGGAAAACCTTGCTCTTGGTAGAAAACAGCGCTGAGAAGATCCTCAAACTTTTCAGCTTTCTCACTATCCATTTTTATCCTCCTTTTGTGCTTCAATCTCGCACTTTCCCTTATGTCCCGCCGGTCGCATACAGTACGTCGTAATCAGCGGATTCTTTGGATGCTTCGGATCAGGCATTGGTAGCTGACAGAGAGGATTATTGCCGTACTGGATCATAAACGTCATCTCAACTGACTCCTTTGGTTGAATTCTTCTTCTTGAGCTTCGTAAATCTCCATAGTGACACACGCGTCTAAACAATTGTACCGCCGATACTTATCCATGTGCCTGATATTCCAGCCGTGGCCTTCGTCTTTATAATACGGCTCACGAGTGTATTGACGTGTCATAAACTGGAGCTTATGGCTCAGTTCAGGCCAGAGTATGTGATGACGAATGAGGGTGTCCTGCACGTGGTCAAGGCGTACACGGAAACCAAGCATGTTGTGGAAAAGGGCGTCATAATTAAAGAAATTTTGTCCAAGGAGCACAGGGACATTGGAATAAAGTTTGTCAAGGCGTCTCCAGAGTTCACGGTTCTCAGAAGGTTTATCGCGGAAGAGTTTGAAGCTGATGCCAAACGTGGAAGAATCAGCAAGACCCATTAGCAGAGGATACCCCGGATGTGGCGCGTACAGCTTGCTATTGTACGTGGGATTCTCTATATCATCAGAGATAACCTTTGCGCCGTCGAACCTGTCAAGGTACATCAATAACTCGTCCATATCCATGTCTTGATACTTCATAACACGTGCCGGTAGAGGTTTTAAGCTACCGTTTTTCTTCCACCATTCATACTCATCACGTAGCTTCTGTAGATCAACGTATGTTGTTATGTTCCGTTCCGTCCAGTCTGCGACGCAACGATCAGGACCGTAGAGCGGCATCATGTAGTGTGGATAGGTTAGAGACTTGCATTCAAGCAGCGAGCCTGCATACTTCTGAAGCTGCCCCGCGCTTGTGTTCATACTCTTCGGCTCTCGTAGTGGCGGAAGAAACCAACCGCATACGTCGCCGAGAGAGAGAATCAACGGTGGTTGATGAAAATTCAACTCTGCCTCAAGGTTTGCGAAAGCATGAGCGTCGTCTGTGTTAGGAGCACGAGCTGTCACGTAGCAGTCAGAGTATGAGAGTCCTGCTTCTCGTAGCATCTTCTCGAAGATATGACCCATGCCGCCGCTGAAGAGAGTGCCGGTGTCAGAGCCAAAAGGCTTATGAACAAGCACCCATATCCGAGCCTTTGACGTACCGCGTGGACCGATGTAGGGCATTAGCGCGACTCGATTTCTTTTTTGCAAGCTACCCATGCATCATACGGTGTATGAGCATAATCACTAATAGCTTTCCCGTCTTCTCTTATGATGTAATCATACAAAGCAGGACCTTCCCAATCATCTAGGTGATCTGTCGAGCATTCCAAAATACACTTAGCGTTAGGATATTCAAGAAGCACAAACTCTTGTACTGTCATCCCATCACCCTATCCTTTATATCCCTCAGCCAAAACAACATCTTCACACTCACAGCGCCGCCGTTCTCGACGGTCACTACGAGATTAACCTCGTTCTGCTTCAGCTCGTCAGCATAATCATCAAGCATCTTACAGATTCGCTGCGCTTCTTCTTGACGTTCATCAGGAGATAAACTACTACTGCTTAGGTTGTGATAGCTCATCAGCTTCTCTCCTCATGATCACCGCTTCCGCTCTCTCGTACTGTTCCTTCGTCAGTTCTTGCATGGTTCCCCTTTCTCCTATTCTGTCTAAAGCTAGAAGCTAAGTATCAAACAAAGCCTCTAGCTTTAGACAGGAGTATCTTGTACTCCTGTCTAACGGTACTAGTTCTTAATCAGATTAGTGGAGTGCTTGTCTGTGCAACCCGCGACAGCACACTTGAACTGACGAACCTCGTTCTTTGCTTTGTACTGTGCCGACGCCGGAATCTCTGCAAGCTCAGCTTCCATCGTAGCGTTCGTGAGCGATCCTTCATACTTCCACTGTGAAGGATCATCTGGGTGAGTATCGCTGCCCTCAAAAACTCCAGGCAACGCAAGCTGCTCTTTCTCGGTTCCCTCGTTACCATCCTGCACAACTTCCATCTGTAAACCTGTAGCATGAACGAAGTCAGGAAAAATCCAGCCGCCCTTGGTATTCAAGCCTACGAAAACTCGTCGGTTTTCATACTCTGGATTGTTGATGATAGCAAGCTCGGCGTTAAAGGAAACCGATTCCTTATCCTTCGACACCTTTGGACGAAAGCATTTGATCTGTAGTGTATACCATCCTGCTGGAACTGGAACTGGTCCAGAGATTTCTTCACGTGAGAATCCCATTTTAAAAGCCATAACATTTACTCCTTCTGGATGGCTGCGCCATCGGTGTCGCTACTACAGTTTAACGAGCGCATTCTTCGGCAGCGCTGCACGTTTTTGCCGATGTTTCTCGATCATCGCCATTAGATCAGGCTTCTCTTTATCGTCAAGAAGCATGGTTGTTGATGCGTTAACGTCCCAGTTTGGACGGCAGGTGACTTCGTATTTCTTGTTGCCGTCCACAGTGATGCGGTAGACTTCATTGAAAAGGCTGAGGCTATTCTGAAGATACTGCGGATCAGTCGTTACAAGACCTGTGTAAGCTGTCTTGTCTACGGTTGACTCCGCCTTATCCTTCTCGTCCTTCTCGTGGAAAACGAAGATAATGTTTGTGCCTAGAGTAGTAAACTCCGCTATGAGATACTCAACATAGCGTTGAATACCGTTGATTGTATCCCAACCATTGCGGATCTTCATGCTGGTACTGTTGCCTACACGAATCGTACGACAAAGCTTAGGGTCTTGGCGGAAGATTTCTTCTTCCATCGCACGATTCATATAAGTCACACTGTCAAACACTACGGTTGTAGGAAGTGGAAACTTTTTGATCTTGTTTGCTTTCATAACAGACAAGTCTGTCTCCACTTGAAGCATCGTAGGTTTAGAAAGAATGTAAAGATTCGGTTTTCCTTCTAAGCTTTCCGACCTGTTATCAAAGTCATAATAGCGTATAGGGCCGGGCGCTGTAGCAGCAAACCAGCTCTTTCCGCTCTTTGGCTTTCCTAGGATTGCGATGCGAAGCTGAACCTCTGCTTGTATGTCTTCAGAGCGTACTCCTGACATACCAGCAAAGGGATTAGGTAAAGTAGACATTTAGTGCCTGCTCCTGTTGAACGTGTGCGACTACGTTGCGATTATTTCTTTGCTGGCGGTGGAGTGAAGGTTGAGGTTGATGCTGTCACAGGCTTTACATCTACAACAGGAACAGGCTCAGGTTCTACAACCGGCTCCTGTACAGGCTTTGCTGACTCGTATGCTTGCTGGTCAAGCTGTGCGTGACGGCGGCAGAGGTAATAAGACGAGACACCCTCTGTCACATCGCCTTCTTTTTCCGTCGGCGTAACGACTGTGACAAGAATATCAGCCGAGCGCCAGCACTGCATGTGATTGTCAAGGATACCGGAACATTTACCAATCTGAAACTGTCCCGGTCCTAGGCCAAGGGGAAGAGTGGATAGTTCTGTGTAGGTCTTAGTTACGTTTGACATGGGGTACTCTTTTCTCCTGCTCACAACTGTTTGAATTCGACTTTCATTATCTTAGCATTTAGATGAGCACTAAAAGCGGCTACAACATCCAATGCCTGCGAAGGTGTAAAATAAACTACACCGCTATCTCCACAATCTACACGAAGGCCGATAAAACCTTCTTTATCTTCCATCGTCCAGATATGATCTGTCGCGTATTCGAGATTTATTCCCGGCATGATTTTCTCCTGCTCTCAAACTGTTGCGGGTTTGACTTCCTCTGTGTTCCAGATAGGCAACCTGAGGAAGCCGTTAGTTAAAGTAGCCTGCTCTGCTTCAGGTGAAGCTTGACGGCATACGTCACGGAAGATACAAGTGGTCATATGCCAGTTTGTGCAAGCGGTTGTGTTGCGTTGAATAGGATAGCTTGTAGAGAAGCGTGTAAGATCAGCAACCAGAGCTTCTACAGTAGCTACCATACGCCATTGATACTGTTCAAGCTGTGCCGCCGACTTGCGAACAGGAAAACGCTTAAACCGTTCTTGAGGATTATCGGTAGGCTTCTTGGAGATAAGATTCATCAGAATCTTCGAGCAATCACGTTTAAGCAATTGCTCTGCTGGTACGAACGTCGGAAGAATCTTTGACATAGCGAAGATATAACCAGTCGGACCTTCCTCTGTTTCAAATTGCAGAGATGGATCGCCACGGAAGCTGCCCATTGTTTTGTGATCGAGCGGGCAGATAAAGTAGCCATCGTCTACGATTAGGTCCATACGACCGGCAAGATAGATTTCTATATCCTCGCCAATATAGAGTGGAACCTCGTAGCCGCGACCGAACGATACTTCTGTACCAAGCACGCGTAGTTTCTCATTCATCGGCGTCATTACAGTAGCGTATTGATAAAGCAACGCCGCGAATCCGTGAACTCCGCCGAGCATGTGACATTCCTTGTGGTTAACGTGAACGTCCATCTCCATTTCGTTCCACTCAGAGACAGCACGTTTGGTAGCCCATTCTGTAACGTCGAAGCTGGAGAGTCTAAACTGCTGGTAGTACAGCTCCAACATCTTATGAATCAAGATGCCAAACTCAAGATACCAAGCACGTTCTTTCTCGCCTTCGCGTAGATCAGATTTCTTTTGCCAGCCTTCTACGTTGGAGTGAAAGAAGTATTGAGGACAGTTGCGATAAGTGTTGAGCAAGTGGTTATCTACGACTACGATTAGCTTTTTCTTCGTGAAGTCGTAGTGAATCCACGGTAACGGTGTAGCTTCGAGAAATTCTAAGAGTTGGGTTGAGAGTTTCACTTCATCATCTCCTTTATATCTTCTGAGATAAGGTGTGCGTAACCTTCAATGTCATGCCAGTGATCTAGATCCTCTGGATTGCCGGAAAGAATACGTGCTAGTTTAGTAGCGATTAACTCTAAGGATTCTTTCCTAGACGGCTTAAGATAAGCCCATCTCTTACTGGCTCTCATAACCATCTTCAACTCTTGCGCTACTGAGGACGTATTACCGTAATCGCCATGCCGAGATTGACGATCTTCGATTGTTCTTTGGACGTTTTCAAAAGAAACTGCACTCATTTCTTCACCATCCTAGCGATCATCTCCGCCGTTATGCCTTTGTTGAGCATACTCTTTAACAATGCTGCCATCTGCTCCGCGGCTTTGTTCTTTGAAACCGTGCGCACTTTCTTCACCGTCGTATGCGTCGAATCTGTTACTGTAGTAGACGAAGGTGTTGCTATATGCAACTTTACGTTAGCATACCTGTGCATTTTAGCTGCCCGACGTTGCTCGCCTTCGGTAATCATCAACGATAGAATGTTCCGATGATACTCTATCATCAAATCAAGCTCTACGTCGCTGAGTTCTGTGATCTTCCGCTGAGCAAACAACCAGTCAAGTCCGTCGATCTTGATCTCACGAGCGCGGCGACGATAGAATGTGTGTTCGCTTGTCTCTGGATTCGTGTGCTCATAAGTCTTCGTGATAAGAGATTTTTGCATCGAAATATCACTGAGACAGTTCACACAATACATCGGATCAACCGATGAAGCAAAGTGATAACAGAACGCCTGCTCACATCTCTGGCATGTTATCACAGTCTTCGTTGTCAAATTCAATTCAAGACAACAATCACACACCGTGCATGTAAGATGCCCTGCGTCTTCTTCTGGAGCTGGAAGCGGTATATCGGTAGTCGCTGCTTCCTCTGCGGTGATTTCTTCGGCTTCATCCGTAGGAACAAACACTTCCACAGGAAGTTCCGAGTCCTCTTCGATTGGTGAGTCGGATAAATCGACAATTTCTTCATCTGACATTCTCATTGCTCCTATGCTGCTGTTCGCTGCTTAAACTGTGCGCTACATAGAGCTTGTTTTGCGCGTTGCAAGTCTAACGCGATAGCGTCTTCTGCTTGTGGAATCCTGCCATCAAAGTATTCTTGTAGCAATACTCGCACTAAAACAGAAGCAGCGACACCATCTTTGAGCCGTAGTTGCTCTAATGCCGCTGCGTGTGTTTTAAGGATTCTGATTGTGGTGCCGACGGTTAGATTTTTGCGTGCGCTCATATTGGCTGATGTGCTCCGGGGTCGCGGGATGGCGACTTGCCTATCATAACAGGGCTGCATGCACCCGTCAAGTTGCCCCTAAGTCGCACTTTTTCAACGACTTAGCCCTTCGCCACCTTGGGAGGCACCCCAAACCCCGCAGGGTGCCTCCGTGCAGCAAGCTGCTACAAGCATTTTCATGCTATTGACACTTCTCCAGAGTTTCTTTGATTTGTTTTACCTTCTCGAAACGAAACAGCTTTGCAAGCATGTCTGCTTGAGCGGCGGCGTCTGTGGCAGTGGACGGTGTGATAAGCGGCTCGTAGAGCTTATCGTAGATAGCTTCGGCGATTTGTTGGACGGTCATTTGAATTTCTCCAGATCAAGTTCAAAGCATGAACAGCCACATTTTGCACATTCTTCTCTGTAGGTCATATGATCTTCTCTTGCATGACCACAAGTACATAGATCGAGGTCCCAACCAGTTCCGTCATACTCTCTATCTTCGTCAGGATCAGCTAAGCCTCTATCTTGTGGCGACATATAATCTCCGCCGAGCCTCTGCTGTTCCATAAGACGGTTTGCTTCTGCGTCAGATTGACTCATACTGTCTCCTTATCTGCTCATTCTGAGCGATGATGTTAGCTATGTCATTCATACTCACAAAAGCGCTGTGAGCACGTTTGACGGTATCAGAACCGGCGATCTTGTACAAGTAATCACCCATTCCAAGAAGGTTTTCAGCGCCGACGGTATCAAGCACAACGCGGCTATCGACGCTGGCGGGAACCTTAAAACATACGCGAGCTGGAAAGTTGTTTTTGATTGTACCGGGGAGTACATCCACACTAGGACGCTGTGTAGCAAGGATTAAGTGTACTCCCGCGGCGCGGCTGATTTGCGAGATTTGCTGAAGTAGGAACTCGATTGTGGGAGGGCGGAGCTTACGCTCTATACGACTAAGCTCCGCTTCATCTTGCATGAATACATCAGCGAGTTCGTCTACGATTAGGACTTTGTATTTCATCGTAGACAGGCAGTTACGTGGATTGATACTAGCTCCTGTCTGAAGCTGATTCCACTCCCTGATATTCCTCGCCAACCCACTCATTTGAGCATTCCTCAGTCTAACTTCTTCAAGTAGCTGCGACAGCGATGCTCGTAAATCGGAAACGTTGTTGAGAACATACTTGACGTGTTCAAGTCCCCTAAATAGTACAAGATCAAGGTTCTTTGTGTCCACAAGAATAAACTCCAGCTCCTCCGGGCTACGAAAGAGAGCAAGCGAACAAATAAGCTGGGCCGTGTAGACACTTTTACCACTATTTGTTGCACCTGCAATGAGCAGATGAGGTTGATTTGCCAGATCCGCATAGAGATGTTCTCCAATCGTGGATTGGCCCATTAGAAGAGGCAGGGCCATGTTAGCGGTTTCTGTTGACGTGAGCATTTTATGTAAGCAAGCGTCAAACTGTATCGTTTGACGATCCTCACGTGGCACCGAGATAGAGACGTTGCCGAGAGAACGCTCGATTCGTACAGACTCTACAGCAAGCGATCCTGCTATCTCTTCTTCTTTGTTGAGAATGTTAGAAAACTTAGGCTCGCCCACAGGCTTAAAATAGAAGGTACGAACAATTGGACCTTCTACCAGCTCTGTAAAGAGCGCAGAAAATCCTAGCACCAGCATCTTACGGGTAAGGACAGAGACTTGCTGCCTTACAAGCGGCGGATACTGTGCTAGGAGTTCGAGGTGTTGTTTTGCGGCTTCAGAGGGTAACACTGAGTTCTCCTTAGTTGTCGAACCAGAAGATGATACGTGCGTCTTCTAATCCTTCTCTTAGTTCGTCACGGTATTCTGTAAATTGATCCCAGCCATTACCAAAGATGAAGTTGATAAGCTCTTCTTCGTAATAATAATCTGAGTTACATTTCCTCATTTCGACTAGCCACCATTTATTAAGCTCTACTACTTCAGCGGCGTTTAGCCACGAGTGAGAGTGACCGTCTGTTCCCATTCTGTCACAGTCATACTGAGTCAGAAAAGTCATATCACAAGGAACACCACGTGGTTTCGAGATCGGCACAATCTTGTTTTCGTAATTTCTCACTCCTGCCATTTTAGCAAAAAGATCATAATTACGTGACCAATTGTAATAATTAAGATGATACCAGACACCGTTGATTTTCACTTCTGCATGTGCGTGAATATCACATCCCATGTTATTTCTCCCTTCTCCAAAGAATGTTAAGATACTGCATAGCGTAGAACAGACCTCTGAATAACAGTATCAGCGCATACGCTCCGCACATGATACCGAGCCAGACAAGAAAATCATTCATAGTTCTTTTTCTCCTTCAAAAACATAAGAATCTCAAGCATCTTTGGATTTTGCCGAAGTTTATCCATAGCACGTCTATAGTCATAACCAATGGTTCTGACAGACACGCCAAGTTCTTTAGCAATCTCTTCTAGAGGCTTGAGTCCTTTTGACGGCCCGTCAGGACCGTTTTTATGTGCGTTTGCCATTCTCAATCTCCGAACGAACAGAAGAAGATGCAAGCATAAGCCTGTTCACCGGCGCGAGATACTTGAATGCTGTTCTGAAGTTAACTTTCGCAGGATCAAATACCATGAAGTATCCGCCGGTAGCGTCGCTCAGATACTTGAGAAGTTCACGCTCTCGCTTGGACCACTCAGAATCTACGCCGAAGAATACTGTGTCGACAGGAACACACTTACCATCTTTGAGTGTGTTCTTGGCAATTGTGATGATAACATCGGCGGAGGCTTTCCATGAGTCGGCGCCACGGCTGTAGAATCCTTGTATAGCTCCAGTCTCGCGTTCTTCTGCCTGCAACTCATCTGTCGGTGAGCCGTCTGTAAATGCGATCAAGCGCGTGAGCACAGGCGTAGCTTCTAGAGCAGCTTTGCATGTGTTAAAAAACGGCGTGCTGCCGAGCTGAAGCTGTGCTTCTTGCAAGTCTGCGCTAAGTTGTGGTAGGTCCGAGCGTAGCGTCGTGCTCCAGCTCTTTGTACACATAAAGTGTATCGCCGCCGCTGTTTGGTTAGGAATGCAGTTTCGTAGATACTCCACGACGCCTTGTTTTGCATTCTCGATTTGACCGGACATAGAGCCAGAGTCGTCGAAGACAATTCTGTTCCTGTCTGGACACTCAGCGGCGGGAATAAAGCGAATCAAGGCAGCTTTATTCTCGGAGCCGTTACCTAGAGCCTTAGATGCAGCAGCGTTTTTTGCTGCTTCTATAGCAGCACGCTTAGCGTCTAAGGCTTTTGTTGGATTGGTGATGTTGAAGGACATTTTGCTTTCTCCTGATCATACTTACGATATTGATAACGCCAATTCCAATAGCTGAGCTCCTCACAAAGAAACCAGAACCAAACTATAGCAAGCATAGCCAGTCCAAACTTAATAACTAAGCTAAGCATTATACACCTGCCATAGCATGTTAAGTTCCGACATAGGCTTGCCATCGCCGTTGTTTCTGTCAGGGTGGAGTCGTAGCGCCGCACGACGGTAGGATGATTTGTCTACAGTATCGGTGCCGAGAATCAAGCGAAGCTTGGCTGCTACTTGCTCTTTTGTAAGCGTAGGCGTTGCTGCTACAGGAACTTGTTGGTAGAAGAAATCTCGTACATCTACACGTTTCTTCAGGCTAACCTTATGATTCATAGCCTGCGCTGCGAGGTCTTCTACTTCGATACACTGAATCTCGCTGATTATACGAGTAACCTCTTTAAGCCTGTCGATTACTTGCTCACCCCAGTCGTCAAAATAAGTCCAACACCAATTACGTTCGTTCATTGAACGCTTAGCTATTGGTGGCCATTTGAGAATCGGGACACAGAGATTTTTTAATAACTGTTCACGCGGATTTTTATGCGAGATAAATAACTCACCCGAGCCATCTGAACTAAGACGCATCTCAGAAAGCAAGATTTTTCCATGCTCATCGCGGTGGTGTTCGTAGTAGAGGTACACGGCTACGCCGTCCTTTCTCGCAGCGACGCTGCTAAGAAGTTAGTGGAGATTGAGTTTTACAGGGCACCTTAATGGATGTTTAAGATAACCATTGAAGGTGGTTATCCCCTGTATTTGATTGTCACAGTAGAGTGGGAGGATAGCTTTGGGCGAAACGTAGCTTGTTTCATCTACGGTGCTATTAGCTCAACCCCCCACTCTACTTGTGGCCATAGTAATGGCCGAGTAGACAATTAGTATACGCTCAGTCCCGCCACGAGAAGGCTTGTCTATGGGACCTTTAGCACAGGCAGGTTTATTGCCTCGTTTAAGATACGGGCCTTGGACTCCCGTATCCCTGTGCTTAGTGGCTCGCTAGTGAGAGCCGAGTAGACAATTAGTATACGCTCAGTCCCGCCACGAGAAGGCTTGTCTATGGGACCATAGAAACTATATTAAAGATACAGGAGCAAGGCCCGTTTAAATCCTTGCTCCTGTAGATCAGCTACTCACTGACACTAGCACATGAGATAAAGTTACGCCGTAACAGTTTCCTCTTCCGATGTCACCATAGCAGCAAGCATAGCAGCCAATACAGCCTCTTGCTTGTCAGCAGGCACACCCATAGCAGTGAGTTGCTTACGGAGCTTGTCTTCGTCAGACAGAGTGCGGCGAGTGGGTGCTTCATTGATACTATAAGAGCCCTCTTCGTCCACGCCCTTGGCGAGGTCAATAACGAGTTGATTATACAACGGCTCCGGCTCGCTGGTCCCTTCCTTGAGCGCCGTCATAATTCCATTGGCTTTCGCGTTCTGGAGATAATTCAAGCCGCTTTGGAAGATGTAAACAAACTGAGTCTCATCAGGCACCAAAAGCCGCGCCGCTTCTACAGTCTTGACGCTGTATTTGATAAACTCATTCTCTGACAGAAGCGTGTAGCCTTCTGCTTCCAGCTTTGCCCAGTTATCAGACAAACCGGCGCTAGGATTCTTGGTGCCATCCTTCAACGTTGCCGGCGCTTTCTTGTCCGTCTCTGCGACAGATGACTTCTTTGTAATAGTTGTCTTGCCTTCTGTGTCAGT